TCCTTCCTCGACAAAGAGCTTTCGGGCTATGCCAAGATGCTTACCTGGATCGCAGAAAAGCTGAAAAGTATGGGGGTATCGTCCGGGGAAGCGTCGATGGAGTCTGCCAGAAAAGAAATAGAGATGTTGCGCTCGCTCGAAAGCAAGGGAATGGCGCAGCCCGGCAGCACCATGAACAAGATGGCCGAGTTCAACAAGCGCTGGGGCGGTGCATCCGAAGCGGAACTTGCGGCGCAGCGCTCACACCAGGAATGGCAGAAGCCCGACCCGATGGCCTCCTGGCGCGAGCGCGAGGGAAATTTTGCAGCCAACACCGAAGAGCAGAACAAGGCCATACTTAAAGGAATCGAAGACGAGCGCAAGGCGCGAGAAAAAGCGTCCGAAGACGAATTGAAGTGGATGGACACTTATAATAAAGCCGTTATGTCTGAGTTCGAATTTGAACGAGCGACCCTGGATGCTCGGTATAGAGAATATGAAAAATTTGTTTCAAATAAAAAGAAGCTGGATGAATGGTATCATGCCGAATCGTGGAAAATAAAAGAAAAGGAAATGATAGAAGAAGCGAAGCGTATGACCGCGCCAAGAAGCGAGTCATACGCCATAACAAATAACGATAAAATACTTGAGACTGAAAAAAAGAATTACGAAGACATCAAAAAACAACGGGAAAAAATAGCGGAAGAAGATAGAATCGCAAATGATAAGCGGTGGGCCGATGTATATGCGTCTACAGAATCGGCTATGGGGCAGTGGATTGAACTGACCGAGCGCACGGCGGCGGCCATGCAGGAGAATTTCAGCAACTTGTTTTTTGACTCCATGACGGGTGAGTTGAAAACCCTGGAAGACTACGCCGACGCTGTTTTTAAGTCTATCGCTCGTATGGTGTCTGACCTGGCGGCGCAGACTGCAACCGAGTTGATATTCGGGAATTTGAGCAAGAGCGGTGGTGGCGGAGGTGGTGGCGGGTTGCTTGGGTCTATTATAGGGATGTTCGGCGGTAATGGTGGAGGATACCCAGGCGGCAATCCGTATGGTCAGCAAACTGGAGATTGGGGCGCCGTAGCGCATGCTGGGGGCACCGTAGGCGTCTCGGGCGGTCCGATGCGGTCTATCCCTTCCCACTATTTTTCGACGGCGCCACGGCTGCACCAGGGGCTTGCAGCCGATGAGTTTCCGGCCGTTTTGCAGAAGGGCGAGCAGGTAATCCCAAAGGGAAAGGGCGGCAAGAGTCAGCCGGTTGTCCATATGCACTTTTACTCGCAGTCCGGCAAATATGACCGGGAAAGCGTCTCTCAGGCTCAAAGCGGGCTTTACGCAAGCTTGAGTAGGGCGAATAGGAGGAACAGTTAATGACCGTATTTATAGAGGCTCCGCGCTTCCCAGACGCGATTTCATATGGGTCAGCAGGCGGGCCGACGTGGAATACAAACATCGTTATCACGGACAGCGGGGCCGAGATTCGCAACCAGCGGTGGAGTTATCCGCGGCACGAATACGATGTGGCGTTTGGTGTTAAAGCGTCAACAGATTTAGAATCGTTGCTAAAGTTTTTTCATGTAGTGGCGGGGCAGGCGATTGGATTCCGATACAAAGACCACATGGATTTCAAATCATGTGATGTGGACGGCACGGTCAATTCCAGCGATTGCGTAATCAGTTCGGCCTCTAACTCGACCGCCGTGCAACTTTATAAGACCTACACGCAAGGGTCGTATGTGCGCTCGCGCAAAATCCTCAAGCCGGTTATTGGAACGGTTAAGGTTTCTGTAAACGGGTCGGCGCTGACTACGGCAGAATTTACAGTGGATAGCACGTTGGGAGTTGTCAGTATTTCGGCAGGGTATTCAACCGGAGTGGTTATCAAGGCCGGGTTCGAGTTCGATGTTCCGGTGCGGTTCAACACCGACACGCTTTCGGTCAACATGGAGGATTACAAGGTCGGCGCGGCGCAATGCCCGCTGATAGAACTGAAATGGGCTGATACCTAATGCGTACCATCTCTACCTCATTCCAGGCGCACCTTGAAAGCGAAGTTCAAACCGTTGCCTTGTGCTGGAAGATTACGCGCAAGGACGGCACGATTTACCGCTACACGGACCACGACGCCGCGATTATTTACGATGGGTCTACCTATACGCCGATTGACTCAGGTTCGCCAAGCAACTACCGCCAGAACGCCGCACTCAGCCCGGCCAACATTGATTTCAACATGGTGTTCGGTTCTCAATCTGGCCGTGACGCCGAGATTCGCGCAGGGCTGTTTGATTACGCCGAAATGTGGACGTTCAAGATTAATTGGGCCGATCCGTCCACGACCAGCGGAATTGTGAAGCTCGCTTATGGTCGTTTGGGAGAGGTTGAGATAAAAGACAACCAGGCCCGCATTGAATTACGAAGTCTGACGCAACTCCTATCAGTTCCAATCGGTAGAATCTATACGCCTGAGTGCAACGCTTCTCTTGGCGATGTCCGCTGTACCATTGCCACCTCATCGACCAGCTACACCAAAACCGGCACAGTCAGCGCGATAACCGACAACCGAATTTTCACGGTGAGCGGCGATGCAGCCGGCCAGGTGGATGATTTCTTCAACTACGGCAAAATAACTTTCACCTCCGGCGGCAATAACGGAATCGGGATACAGGTTGAGGATTACACCACACTTAATGTCGTCACGCTTTACGAGTCGGCACCTTACACGCTTTCAACGGGGGTAACGCTTTCGGCTATAGCTGGATGTGATCGGCGCTTTGAAACGTGCAAGACCCGATTCAACAATAAAGATAATTATAGAGGTTTTCCGCATATTCCAGGCATGGATAAAGCGTTGACAGTGCCTAATAACCAGCAGTGGATTGAGGATTGATCAGTGGCTTTCGGCCAATACCCAGGAGGACTTGGCGCGATAGTCGGTGGGATTATCGGCGGGATAATTGGGACTTACACTCCCATAGGAACATATCAAGGGGCCATGCTTGGGGCCTCTGTTGGCGGAATGGCCGGAGGAATTGCGGGGCAGGTTTTCTGGCCTGAAAAAATTGACATAACGCATCCGCCACCGCCTAAACTACACGAAAGCCGGGTTCAGGTTGCAACTTATGGTAAATCAATACCCATCGTTTATGAGTCTGCCCGTGTTGCCGGGAACATTATTTATATGTCGGATGTGGTTGAACGTATTAGACGCCATAAGGATCGTCAAGAGGGTGTGCGTTTTTACGAGATGTCTAAAACATATACGGCAACTTTTGCAATCGCTTTTTCAGAAGGCGAAGTTGTAGGGCTTTCGCGCATTTGGGTCAATGGTAAAATATTCGCAGACTACCGTGACCCTGATGGACCCTATTACCCGTCAGGAGATGCGGGGCTTGCTGCGGGAAACCTTGAGGTCACGATTGCCCGTGCTATTGGTTTCTATAGCGTTTATCTTGGAACAGAATCACAGACAGCTAATGCGGCATTAGTCACGCTATTGACGGCCGCAGAAACACCAACATATCGTGGTATTTTCTACATCGTATTTAAGGATTTTCCGGTCGGAGAGTTTAGCGGCATACCGACAATAGAGGTTGAAATTGATGTTCCTATTGCGGGGCCTTGATTATGGGTCTGGGAAAATATTTAGGACTGATTATTGGAGTCATCGGCGGTATCGTCGGTGGTATTGTCGGTGGCATTTATGGCGGTCCCGCAGGTGCATTTACAGGAGCCTCGTTAGGTTTTTCAATTGGCGGTTTAATTGGTGGTGTATCGAGTTCAATATTTTGGCCCGAAAAATCAGATTTAAACCTACCGCCACCACCGCAGCCGCATGAAACGCGGTTGCAGTTTTCAAGCTGGGGAATGCCGATCCCGATTCAGTACGGATCGGGGCGAATGGCTGGGAACATCATCTATATGAGCGACATCGGTAAAACCATAGAGCGCAGCAAAGACCGCCAGGACGGCGTGCGCTATTACGAGATGACGAAGACCTACACGGCCACGGTTGCGATCGCATTTTGTGAGGGTCCGATTAAAAATATTGCAAGAATTTGGATGAATAATAAAGTAATAGTTGATTATAGAGACCCGAATGCTGCTTTGTACCCAGGTGATGGGGAACTTGCGGCTGCAAACCTTGACACATCTATTGCGCGTCAAGAATCATTATTCAGAATATATCATGGCACCGAAGATCAGGTAGCCGATCCAAGCATATCGGCGTTGATAGGTGCAGCGGAAACGCCAGCGTATAAGGGCCTTTGCTATTTGGTTTTCATAGATTTTCCAATAGGAGAATTTTCAGGAGTTCCGAATTTTGAAGTAGAAATAGAAGATCAGCCGCTTGATCGTGAAATCGAAACAACGGAAGATGATGTAGAATGGAACGAAAACACAAACGCATGGGTAGTGTCTGGTAATAATTCCATCCGATTTGGCGTTACGAGTTCCGGTTTCATAGGACTGTTCAGATTCCACCCGATACGGATACAACAAGGGTATCCTATTCAGTCTGCTACGATGCGCTGGACCTGTTCTCAACGTGGGACTATTGATGGTCGGTATGTCCACATCCGCATCAAAATTGTGGCATCAGACGATGCAGTAATGCCGACAGACGGAGGGGCTTCAGCTGACGGCTTGGTGTATGTTTCCAACACCGTGGATTTCGATGGAAATACTGAGAGTAAGGTTGTTGGGACAACGTATTACACGCCTGACATATCAGCGCCATTACAGCAAGTGATAAGCAGGCCGGGATGGCAATTTGGCAACGCAATTTTAGTAGCATTATGGTTTGTCGAAGATTGTCATGGGCAAGGTTTTTGGGCGGCGGCGTCTTTCGATCATTATCTTGAGTACGATCCGCCAAAACTTATTATAACATAGAATAGTAAAATGCTGCTATCATTAATAGTTACAGACCTTTGCGATCGTGCCGGGATAGGCGCTGCGCTCATCGACGTGACCGAGCTGACCGACGACGTGCTCGGCTACCAAATCCCGCGCCAGATGCCGGCACGCACGGCGCTTGAAACGCTGATGACGGCGTATAACTTTGACGCGGTGGAGCGCGATTGGAAGCTGTATTTCAGGAAACGAGGCAGCGCTTCTGTTGCAGCTATCGCGGCAAACGAATTGCGGGTGCATCGCTCTGGCGATCAAGTACCAGACAAGACCATTGAGACGCGCACGCAGGACTTGGAGATTCCGACGCACTTTACGTTGAGCTACGAGAGCAAGGTGCGTGATTATGAAATTGCAAGCCAGAACGCCGTGCGTGTGGACAAGGCAACATTTCTGCCCAAGGCGGCGGCCATTGGACTTGTAATGACAGACTCCCATGCAAAGCAGCAGGCTGAAATATTGCTGAAACAAATGTGGGTGAACCGGCATCGCTATGGGTTTTCGACAACAAACAAATACATAAAACTCGCTCCAGGGGATGTCATTACGGTGTCCGGTAAAATTATGCGCGTGATTGAGATGGCAGACCGTGACGGCATAATTGATTTTGTGTGCGAATCGGAAGAAGGCGGGGTATATACTAATTCAGCCGTTGCGGATGATTTGACGGCAGGCGCAATAGACTTGACAGCAGCGGCCTATATACCGCTTTTCGTTGCAATGGACATACCTGCAATCAACGAGGATTTCGGAAATGCAGGGTTGACGTTTGCGATGTATGGAAACGCTTCTTATACCGGCGGCGGATTGCAACGGTCCATAGACGGCACGGTTTATACTGATGTCTGGTATTTCAACTCTCCTTCGGCAGTTGTTGGGACTTGCTCAACCACGCTTGGGTCGGGGATATTTGGGATAATCGACTACACCAACAGCATCACGGTTGATTGTGCCGCGTCACTCGGAACGCTCGCATCTGCTACTGACGCTCAGTTGTGGAGCGGGGCGAACTTGATTGCGGTCGGATCGACGGCAACCGGATGGGAGTTGATGCAATTTAAGACGGCAACGCTTGTCAGTGGTAACAACTATACGCTAACTGGCTTATTGCGCGGCCAGTACGCAACGCAGCGGTTTATGACCACCCACGCTGCTTCAGAGACTTTGGTGCTGCTGACGGACCTTACAGGCACCATGCACACGGGGGTTGACTTCATAGCCGCAGCGATTGAGTCAATAGGTATAGGGTATCTTTATCGCGCTAAAAATCCTTCTCAGGCAGTTGGCGATGGAACCGCTTTTGTAACCGGCAAGCGCACATTAGACCCATATCCGGTGCAGATCGTGAACGCATCGAGGGCCGCAGATAACGAGATCGCGCTGTCGTGGTATAGGGGCGACCGATACGAGTTTATAACTCCAGACATGCCGAGCACGGGTGATATTGCGATGGAAGAAGTCACGCAGTCATATTCTGTTGATGTTATCCACTCCGGCACGAGCGCGGTGCTTCGCACGATTGCATCGACGGCGCCGGCAATCACCTATACGGCGGCGCAGCAATCATCCGACAGTTACCCGGCAGCGCATCCAATCATATTTGACATCTATCAGGTGTCCGCAGTTACGGGGCGCGGCATCGTAACGAGGGCATCGGTTTAGGAGGGGCAATGGCAAACGCATTAGGCATTACCGAGATGACGGACGTTCAGGCGAGCAAGTATGCCACATTCAACACCAGCATTAAATATCTAACATCTATTATGACGGGGGCGCGGGACATTTCAACGGTCGTGCCATCGTCACACGTCGAAAACGCCTGCTACATTTGCAACTCGACGGCGGGGGCGTGGGCGGCTTTCACTGTCAACGACCTAATATTTAGCTTTGGTGGCGCATACTCTAAGCTAACCCCGATTGAGGGCTTACGGATGTGGGTTTGGGATGAAAATAAAACCTATCTATTTGACGGAACAACGTGGACAACGGTTGTTTAAAGGAGACTGAAATGAAACGATTACTTATCATCGCGGCAATACTGATGCTGACCGTGGCGGCCTTTGCCGCTCCCTTCATCGTGGCCGATCCGCAGACCGACGCGACCAAGTATCGGATGCGACTTAGCTCTGACAACGGGGCGTCCTGGGGGTCATGGATCGAAGGCGACCCCGTGGGCAACGCGCTCAAGTTCGACATCTCCGGCACGCCGAAAGGCACCTATCTCGGGGAGGCACAGGCGGGGGACAATACGGAACTCACCGACTCTACGACCGGGAACGTGTCCACCGTGTGGGGGTGGAGCGCGTCGGCCCCTTTCGCGTTGAAGGTTCGGCCTGGCCAAAAGACGGCCAACATCAAGGTCATCGAATAGGGTGCTTCATTAACGCATTGTTGGAATAGGCCAATGGTTAAAGAGTGGAACGGCCACGAACGACGAAAGCCAATGCCGGGCGATAAAGAAGGCCGCCGCACGGGCGACCAGTATTGCGGGCAGCATAGCATCCTATGGGACAACAACGAGAAGAACCGGGCCGACTATCGGGCGACTACCTGCGGAAAATTATCTGCCATCAACGCGGAGATTAAGGGTATGGTTTCGTGGAAAATATTTGCGTTTCTGTTCACGTTTTCGGTGCTGGTGGTGGGGTCGGGCTTCCACTTCTTTGGAACAAATCTTGCGAAACTTGCCGACCGCCAGGAGGCGTCCATGGATGCGCTTAACAATACCATCTCGAGCATGGCAGCAACGCAGGCCGTCATGCTCGTCAAGATCGGTGAAATTGAGAAGCGCCAAGACATTCTGCGCGACCAAAATATACGAATAATGCAAGACGGAAAACCCAAACCCGACAAGTGAAGGATGCCATGACGGACAAAATTGGAATTTTTATCGAATGGCTGAAACAACCGCCGACACTCAAAGGCGTCGTGATCGTGCTTGGAATGGCCGGGTTTGCAGTTGACCCCGCCAAAGTGCAGGAGATCACGCTTGTTGCTTTGGGGCTTTACGCGGCACTGGCCCTATTTTACGACAACTCCACGCGCAAGCCCAAAATACCGACAGCAGAAGAATTGAATAACCTTTTGTCCTCTGAGGAAATCGTTGCCCTGGTGAAACTCCGCAAGGCCAGGATCGCAGCGTCCAAAGAAGTCCTTGGTAATAAACAGCAGCAAACCCGACGAGCCGCGGCTTAAAATGACGGTGGCCAACTGGAGGCGCTCAGATGGCTTTGTGTGAAACGCCGTGACAGAGCCCGCCGATTACCGCCAATATATCTGCGGGTGCCGGGTGGTTGCCTGCGTGATGGCGCATAGCAGGTGGGACGCGCAGCGCGGGTGCTGCGGGGCGGTCAAGGATCCGGAGCGCGACCGGTGCTGGTACGCGACATCGGACGGCATCTGCGAAAGGGATAGGATGGAGCATGAGGCGCATATCGGTTGAGGGCATCGAGGAGTTGCAAGCCATGGAATCCGCCGAGCCATTGCAAAAAGGTCAAAAAGGTTTCAAAGGGGCTGGTCAATCGGCGCGAAAAAGAGGTGGCGCTTTGGCTTAAACCCTGACCAATCTGCCACGTTCGTGATTGGGAGCGCCTCACATCGACGGTGAACCGGGCGAACGCACACGGCGTGGCGG